GGCTTTGAGATGTGGGCTAATTTAAATTCAGAGGTAGTTCATTATGGAACATATGGTTATAAAGGGACGTTTGGAGACACACTAACTAAAAAATCCAATGGCTCGGGTTTATAAAATCTATGGTCCACCTGGTACAGGGAAAACCTTTAGATTAATAAGAAGAGCCCAGGCCTATCGCAGGGTTGGAATTCCTTATCATAAGATAGGGTATTTTGCTTTTACACGAAAAGCTGCAGGGGAAGCACGCTCTAGAATAGGTGTATCTGAAAAGGATGTACCTTATTTTCAAACCCTTCACGCCTTCGGTTTTCATCTCTTAGGTTTAAAAGAAGAAAACATAATGCAGCCTTATCACTATGCAGACTTGGGAAAAAAATTAGGAATAAGAGTTAATTTCTCTGACGCCTATAATAAAGAAGAGACTCATTTCTTAACTTGTAATAATCCTTACTTCCAATTAATCGGAAGAGCAATAAATAGAGACACTTCGGTGAGAGTTGAGTTTGATCGTAATGAACATGATCACAAAGACATAGAGTGGACCACCTTAAGACATATAGAAGTGAACCTTAAAGAATATAAAGAGAAGAATAAGTTAAAAGACTTTAATGACATCATCACAGATGTTATTAAATTAAAAGATACCCCTGAATTCCCTACATTCCAAGCCGTGTTTATTGATGAAGCCCAAGACCTATCCCCATTACAATGGAAACTTTATGATGTATTAAAAGAAAAAACAAAAGATATGTATTTAGCTGGTGATGATGATCAAGCCATCTTCGCCTGGGCTGGTGCTGATGTAAATAGATTTATAAACGAACCGGCTCAAGAAAAAGTATTAAGATATTCTAGACGTGTTTCAAAAGCTGTCCTGGAACAATCACAAATAATAGTGGGTCGGATATCAGGCATCAGGAAACAAAAAGATTACTTCCCTAGAGCGCAAGAGGGTCTTGCGTCTCATATCTCTAATTTAGGACAAGTAGACCTTACAAAAGGTAGGTGGCTAATCTTAAGCAGGACAAAAAATAATTTATTAAAAATAATGGAAGAGCTGAGGAGAAAAGGTTTATATTACCAGAGTAATAAAGGAAAAAGTTTTAAGGTTAGTCTGTATAAAGCAGCAGTGGCTTACACTAGCTGGCGCTTTGATGAAAAACTTGAGCCAAAAGATATTGCAGAAATAAGAGAGTACGCCCCTGAAGACAAATGGGACTCAGCTAAAGAATGGTATGAGGTATTCACGCAGGCTAGTCAGGAAGATATTTTATATATTCAAAACTTATTAGCAAGCAATGAAAAATTAAATGAGGATGCTAGAATATTTGTTTCTACAATTCATGCAGCTAAAGGTGGGGAAGAAGATAACGTAATTTTATCTTTACATCAAGGGAGAAAGGTTCAACATGGAATTGCATTAAGCATTGACAAACAAGATGAGGAGCATAGAGTATGGTATGTGGGCAGTACGAGAGCAAGAATTAATCTATACAAACTAGTTTCGAAAGTACACCGAAAGGAATACGCATTATGAGTGACGCTTATGACAAACAAATTGGTGGGGATCACTATCAATCGATGACTATTCAACCATCAGAATTTATTAACAAAAATAATATTCCCTTTGCAGAGGGAAACGCTATAAAATATTTGTGCAGACACAAACAGAAAGGACAAAAGCAAGATTTGGAAAAAGCAATTCACTACTGTCAAATGGCTATTGATAGAGACTATTCCGAATGAAAATACCTCCTTACTTATTACAAACTGAATGGGTAGCACCAGACGAGTACCCAGACTTAAGAAACTATCCCGAAATTGCAATTGATTTAGAAACTAAAGACCCTGATTTAAAAACAAAAGGATCAGGTGCTGTTATAGGTCAAGGTGAAGTAGTAGGCATAGCAGTGGCTGTAGAAACAGGCTCTTGGTATTTTCCTATTGCGCATGCAGAAGGACCTAATTCAGATAGGAAAAAAACTTTAGAGTGGTTTAAAGATATTCTAGAGTGTCCAGCTACAAAAATATTTCATAATGCTATGTACGATGTTTGTTGGATACGTAATTTAGGTTTAAAAATCAATGGTTTAATAGTAGATACAATGATTGCGTCCTCACTTCTAGATGAAAATAGGTACTCTTTTACACTTAATACTTTGTCCTGGGTATACTTAGACAAAGGTAAAAATGAAACTGCGTTAACTAATGCAGCAAAGGAAAGAGGACTCGACGCTAAAAAAGATATGTGGCAACTCCCAGCCTTGGTAGTAGGTGCCTACGCAGAGAAAGATGCTGAGTTAACATTTGAGTTATGGCAATGTGTAAAAAAATTAATAGTTGAAGAAGATTTACAAAATATATTTAATCTAGAGACTGATCTTTTTCCTTGTCTGGTGGAGATGAAATTTCTCGGAGTGAGAGTGGACGTTGAAAAAGCTCATACACTGAAGACACGGCTAGCATCCCAAGAAGAAAAGTTAATCCAAAAAATAAAAAAAGAAACAGGAGAAGAGCCTCAAATATGGGCAGCAAGATCGATAGCCAAAGTTTTTCAAAAACTTGACCTACCTTATGACCGTACTGAAAAGACTGACTCTCCTTCATTTACAAAAAATTTCCTTTCCTCTCATGAGCATCCTGTGGTTCGCATGATAGCAGAGGCGAGAAAAATAAACAAGGTACGCACAACTTTTATTGATACAATCTTAGAACACGAACACAAAGGGAGAATACATGCAGATATAAATCAGATTAGATCTGATCAAGGGGGAACAGTCACAGGGAGATTCTCTTATTCTAATCCAAACCTACAGCAAATTCCAGCACGGGATCCAGAAACAGGACCTTTAATAAGAAGTTTATTTATTCCAGAAGAGGGACACAAGTGGGGATGTTTTGACTACTCACAACAAGAGCCACGACTAGTTGCACACTATGCTTTAAAATTTGGATTACCTTCTGTTAATCAAATTGCAGATTCATATGATACAGATTCAGCAACAGACTTTCATCAAATTGTAGCTGACATGGCTGACATACCTAGACGCCAGGCTAAGACAATTAATCTTGGTTTGTTTTATGGTATGGGTAAAGCTAAACTACAGGCTGAGCTTGGAGTATCAAAAGAAAAAGCAACTGAATTATCAGATAGATATCATTTAAAAGTTCCATTTGTAAAACAATTAATGAATACGTTAATGAACATTGCATCTACGAAGGGACAAATTAAAACTTTATTACATAGAAGATGTAGATTTCCTAGGTACGAACCCATCTTAAGGGGAGTAGACTGGGGTAAATTTGTACCGGCAGAGGATCAAGAAAGAATGTTGGAACTGCAGGCAATGGGGCCTTTTTTAATTGATGAGAGGGGGAAACATTAAAAGATAAAGATAACAAACCCAAAAAAAATTATTGGCATCAAAATACTTCGCGAAGAGCCTTCACATATAAATCTTTAAATAGACTCATTCAAGGATCAGCTGCTGATATGACAAAGAAAGCTATGTTAGATTTATGGAAAGAAGGCATTGTCTCTCACATTCAAATTCACGATGAGCTAGACATTTCTATTAAAGACGAAGCTCAGGCTAAAAAAATAAAAGAAATTATGGAGAGTGCTGTTGAGTTAGAAATTCCTAATAAGGTTGATTATGAATCAGGACCAAGTTGGGGAGAAATAGAATAATTCCTTGTAAAATGGGCGTTGTTTTATGATTAAAATATAGATATAATAACCCAAAAATAGGAGAAAACTATGAACAAAATAAAACAAGTATGGACATTAGCGAAAGCTAATCCCAAGATATCTACCGCTGCTGTGGTAGTAATCGTGGCCATATATTTTTTAGTAAACTAGGAAATATATGACCGATGGCTTATTTGAATGCGAACATTCCTGTGTTGTATGCACAGATCAAGAGAGAGTATCTCTATGATCTTAAAGAACACCATGGAGAAGTGGAAGACTGCATTATCTTTGGCCTGGCATCGATTACAGGGCGTCCCATACTCTTTCATGCAATTATGGAAAACGGTGCTGTCTTTTATAGGCTCCCTATCTCAGCATTCATTCAAAGAGGATTTAGAGCGGATCAAGTTCCTAGGGTGCGACTTGATGAGTTGGAGCTATGGAATTGCTTTAGTTATTATCCTAGCGTTTTGCTTTTTGATATCCTAGACGGACAATCTGGAAAATATTTTGGTAAAGATAAGAAAACCTATCCAGGTGCATATCTTTTTACAGTTGACTGGGCACACCCAGAGAGTAATATAGTAGATACAGATCATTCTGAAATATCGCATGAACATAAGTGCGC